TGTATTTAACTTTAAACCTTTAACAATTTTACTTGATGCATTAATTTTGATTAAAAAGTTTGGTTTTTTATTAAAATAGTCTTTATGAGTTTTTAATATCCATCCTAGTGTTTTAACTTTACCATTAAATAAAATTTCTTTTTTCAAGTCTGTATTTTTTAAATAGGTATTAATCATCATGATTAGCACCTTCTAGCCATGGCTTAAGAAACAACACAACGGCACCCGCTTGTTTAATCGCGTGATCTATTTCTTCTAATGGTGCCTCTAACTCATTTAATCTAACTAGATTATCCATTCTATTTACTATCTCATTCAATACTTTTTGTAATTCAATATTCATACTTCACCTTTATTTTTAAATTTATTATAAATTGCTTCAATTATAGGAATAAAACATATTGGTATTAAACAACCAATAACAATTCCTAACAAGTAACCTTCCATTGATGGATCTGAAATAGTTCCAATAGCATCTGATACTGTATTAGATATTGTAGCTCCTAAAATACCTCCAATTCTACCGTTTCCAAAGTATTTTTCCACTTGAATAAATCCAACATATGCACCTATTAAGACTATACCGTTGTCAAATAATCCAAAAATTAATCCATCCATTATTCTATACCTCCTCAATGATGATTTTATCTTGAAAATATTCTACCAATACTTTTGATCCTGAAGTGAATACATCTTCCAATCCTCGCTTCATATCTATAGTTGGTAGATCTACACCATGATTTTTAACTTTGCTTACAACGTTATTACTATCACGGTGAGTTGTTCTAATTACATATCGATTAGCTTTATTTCTCAATACCCTTTTTTTAGAATAGGTAAACTTATCAAATCTAATGCCTACTCCAAAATCAAACCCGCATTTAAATAGTATTTTATTTTGTAATACAATCCTTGGTTTATCCTGATATTTTCCAACCTTTATTTTTTTGGCTAATAATGGTTTTTCTTCAATGGGTAAGTTTTTAACATGCACAAATACCAATCTATCATCTATCTGAGTTCTAACAATTTCTATATTGGCTTGGTTCATGATGATGTTGCCTCCTCTTCTTTATCCTCTTCTTTATTAGAGCGCTTTAAAAACTCTTCTAATGTTTCAGTATCTAATTCGATGATGTCATCTAAATCGTTATCATATTCCATAATGGTGCCTCTATCTATTTATTAAAATTAAATCCATAAATAAAGAATATAGATATTTCAAAAGATTGTCAAGACATTTATAACAATATTATATAAATAGTTGAAACTTGGTAAATCTTTTAAAATCTTATTACGATAGCTTAATACATGAAATACTATCATTTTGAATTTACCAGTTTTTAAAAATTTGTAAATCCCCAGCATAAATTTTTACAATTGTCAAATTAAAAAATATTTTAAAATGTTTGACAAATTTAAAAAATAATGCTAGGCAAAACTTTTTAAAATTGTTAAAATGTTGTGAATTATCTGTGGATAAGTGCTGTCTAACTTGTGGAAAAGCTGTGGATATGCTGTGAATTTCCTGTGGATAAGTTCCTGGCTCACTATCAGAGGCGGGAGGCAGGTGACCATGGGGGCCTGGCTATATAATATCAAGTGATCGGACATTTTTACCAATTTTCAAAGGTTTACCAGATCTGAAATCTGCCCTCACCTTGCTGCCCATGTGTAAATTTGTAAAATTTGTAAAATGTATAAGGAAAAAGCAACTAATAAAGATTAGCTGCCTGGTGTTGCGGGGTGTGTTACTCCAGTATATAGGTAAAAGTAGCATTTGTCAAGCATTATTTCCCTTTTTTTTTAAAAAAAAGACTTGACAAACCTGTTAACCAGTCTATAATGAATATATACGATGGTAAATACTTATTTAACAACACAAAAGAGAGCAAAAACTCTAACTGAGAAACAACAGAAGTTTCTTGATTCTCTTATAGTTACGAATGGAGATCCTAAACAAGCAGCAGAACTTGCTGGTTATAGCGGCAACCATTATCAAGTAATACGCGGCCTTAAAGAAGAGATAATAGACCTGGCTACCAATGTTTTAGCTAATAGCGCACCTGAAGCAGCGTTCAAATTAGTTGAAATAATGAAAACAAACAAGCCGATACCTCAAATAGTCAACAAACTACAGGCGGCAACGGCCATTCTGGATAGAGTAGGTGTAACAAAGAAAGAAAGATTGGATGTTAATCATAATTATTCTGGTGGAGTATTCATCTTGCCTGAGAAACGGCAAGGTCAGATAATAGATCTTGAAGTATCGAAGGAACATGACGAATAGTACAGATTTTGTACGGTTTTGTAGACATTTGTATGGAGAAAACTGTTATGAACGCTTACATCATGGACAAGAACCTTACGAAAATTTTGATTTATATTTTACAAAGAACAAAGAATGGCTAAAAGAGAAGTATGGAAGTAGAGAAAGAAATCAAGTTAATATCTAGGCGCACAGAAGAAACATTAGCTATTATCGTAGATCATTTCAAAGATACAGATGAGCGTATAGAAGAATTAGAAGATAAGATACAAGAGATAACAGACAATAATGCACACTTAAAGAAACTTTTAATCAAACAAGTAATGTTCGATGGCAATTGAAATTTTAGCACAAAACGATGTATTAAATGATCCAGTTGCTCATTTCTTTAAGTCTGGTAGCTTATTAAGAAAAGACGAGAATGAAAGACTAAACGAGATACACAAGCTGTTACCTTCCAAAGGCAACTACGGAACAAATTTAGAATACGATATATGGTATGATTTCCCTGAAGATCCTCGTATCCACGGTTATGTTTATACTGATGTCTTTACGAAGTTTATCTTTATGAAGCCAGCCTCGTTTGCTCATGCTACTCGTATAATGATTGAATCAGCTAAAGAAAAGATTACACCTACTGGTGAAATGCTCTTCGACAGTATAATTAATAAGGGTACAGATAAATACAGGCTGAGAAAAACAAATATAGATTATCCTTATATTATTTTTTTACCAGGAACTAATCTTATTAATGATATAGTAGATTGGGATAGGGTTGCAAGAGAGGTTAAGTATGAGGGTGCTTACTTAAAGACACATCCACTAACTTCCGCATATTCGATGGCAGACTTAAAAAAAAGATACGGTAAAAGAGTTATAGATAAGAAGCTGTCTGGACATACAATGTTAAAGACAGCAGAGATTGTAGGCACTTGTAGTAATTCAGAGATGGGATTAATAGGTCTAGGACAAGGAAGTGAAGTTAGACTATTCGATAAGAAAGGAGCATCACCTCGTACTTATACTCCTATTTATACTGCTATATGGAAAGGAGATGTTCACAATGTTCCAGAGGTAGATAGGTTTAGAAGGATCTTATCTTCTGAGTTTTCTGGTTTGATTTCTTATTTAGTAGATAATCCAAAAGAAAGAATAGATAACTTTTTTAATTTTTTTAAAGATATAGAACATGTCAAACCAAAAAAACCTAAAACTCTTAATACTGGAAACAAATAACTTAACAAGACTAACAACTAATTCGATAGAAGCTAATATGACTGGCTACGATTATAAGGTAGTTACTCCAGGCGATAGTAAAATAGGAACAGCTTTAAAGAATACAGATGATATAACTCTTGTTGTTAAAAGCGGATTAGTATTAAATATAAAAGAAGGAGACTTACCTTCTAGAGAAAAATTAAAGAAGTATCATTTAGCTGTAAGTAGAGAAGCAGTTTATGCGGATCATCCTAGTATTGGAAAACACTACGAGCTTACATCTAGAAGAATGCATAGAGGAATGATTGATCTATCGCTCTTTATTATAAATCCTGCAATGTGGGATAGCATTCCTGAGAATGATACAGGCTTATTAAGTAATAGTAAATTATTATATATGCCTAGGTATATGAATCATAGAAATGATATTATATTTAAAGAGCAGACAATCAACGCTTGTGATGCTTTAACATATGGAGTACTAGGTGAACAAGCTTGTATTTATAATTATCTTGGTGTATTAGACAGTAAAGATATTTCGGTAATAGAAACATATGCATATTGTTTTGATAAACTCCTTCCTTTTACTGAAGGATTACCAAAAGAAGAAAAAGAAATAGTAGAGTGTTTAGGAAACAAAACAAAAAAAAGAATTTCGATAGTGAGGCGCAGACTACATAATGTTAAGTTTATTAATTAAAAGGAGACTATAATGGCCCTAAGTCCAACGTTTAAAGAAAAGTTTGAAGATGAGAATAGAATGCCTTCTGCATTTTATCAATGGATGCAATCCTGTCCTGTCCTATGGATAAAGGGAGAAGCACATTCTGATTATATGACTTACTTGTTTCAATCTACTGGTGAAGTAATTGTTACAGATCAGAAACCAAAGTTAGAATTTGTTGAAGACGAAAAGCCTTCAAAGAAATCTAAACAAAAGAAACACTAGTGTATATCGATGTACTTACGCCTTTATTTATGCTGCTTAATATTATTGCTGCCTACTTTGTCTGGTTGTAGTATTAGTGCCACTAGTAAAGGTTTTAATAAAAAAACTCAACTTTTCCTTAATTGTATGAATGAATTTTGGGATTATGAAAGAGAATGCAATTGTGAGATTTATCCAAAAGGCGATAAGAAAGAAAATTATTGTGATACTTGGGCATCTTTAAGAATGCAAGGATACCAAGTAACGTTGGATATACCAAACTAATGACTAGACAGATCCTACATAATAAAATGAATAAAGCAATTAAAATAATATTTGGATTAATTATAGTGTTGTTTCTGACAACCTGTGTAGGAGCATTAAAAATTAGTGGATTCTTCTATTAAATGACTGAACGAAGTTTACTTAACAAATTAAAAAGACGTACAAGCTCTACTGTACCGTTTGGATATGAACTATCTGAAAAAGATTCCCAGTATTTAGAACCTATAGAAAAACAACTAGTAGCCCTCGAAACTGTAGAAGAAATGATTTTAAACGAAGAATTATCTTTACGTGATGGTTGTTATTGGTTAGAAGATTACACAGGAAGAAGTCTTAGTCCTGCGGGATTAAAAAAAATTATAGATAATAAATATGGAACAAGACAAGACAGACAAGAACAACTCATCAACTTCAGCTCCTAAAAAGAAAAGAGGAAGGCCTAAAGGAGCTAAAAGTAATTATAGTTTTCACTCAAAAACTAAAGCAAAGATGAGTGCTAGGCGAGCTGTCAAAACAAAAGAAAAAAGAATTGCCAAATTAAAAAAAGAAATAAAGTCACAAAAGACAACTTTAAAAACACAGAAAAAAGTATTAAATAAGCTTGACAACAAAACAGATAATCAAGTTGTTATAGATTCAGAACTAGCTTCTCTTCCTCCTACAGTAAAAGACCAGATAGACCAAGACAACGTAGTCTTCCATCCTAATGAAGGTCCACAGACAGAATTCTTAGCCGCACCAGAACGAGATGTTCTTTATGGCGGAGCTGCAGGAGGCGGAAAATCTTACGCAATGTTAGTAGATCCTTTGCGCTACGCTCATAAAAAAGCGCACAGAGCTTTGATTTTAAGAAGATCAATGCCTGAGTTACGAGAACTAATTGATAAATCTCGTGAACTTTATCCACAAGCATACCCTGGTTGTAAATTCAAAGAAGTTGAAAAACTTTGGAATTTTCCAAGTGGTGCTAAGATAGAATTTGGATTCTTAGAACGAGATGCAGATGTATATCGTTATCAAGGACAAGCATATTCTTGGATAGGTTTTGACGAAATTACTCATTTACCTACAGAATTTGCTTGGAATTATCTAGGTTCTAGGTTAAGAACAACAGATTCGAGTATTGAAACGTATCTTCGTTGTACTGCAAACCCAGGTGGAGTAGGTGCGCAATGGGTTAAAAAAAGGTATGTAAATCCTGTAGATCACAATACTTCTTTTGTTGGTAAAGACGGACTTTCTAGAAGGTTTATACCAGCTAGTTTAGTTGATAATCCTTATCTTGCTGAAGACGGTAGATATGAAGAAATGCTTAAAGCACTTCCTCCAGTTCAGCGAAAACAACTTCTAGAAGGTAATTGGGATGTAGCGGAAGGTGCTGCTTTTGTTGAGTTTGATCCAGATGTTCATATTATTGAACCTTTTTATATTCCTTCTATATGGGAACGAGTCAAAGGGATAGATTATGGTTATGCTTCAGAGAGTTGTTGTTTGTGGGGAGCAGTCGATAGAAGTGATGGAACGTTGGTAATTTATAGAGAATTATACAGAAAAAACTTGACAGGACTCGCTTTAGGTCGTATAATAACAGAAATGGAGTTAGAAGATCCTTTCTCTGTACAAGGAGTCTTAGATACGGCTGCTTGGGCAAGAACAGGAACAACAGGTCCTACTGTTGGTGAGACACTTCAGCAACTAGGCCACAAGCTCAGACGAGCAGATAAAAATAGAATACAGGGTAAAATCCAAATACACGAATACCTCAGAGTTCGGAATAATGGGAGACCTCAATTACAAATATTAAACACATGTCCTAACTTAATTCGAGAACTTCAGAGTATTCCACTAAGTAAGACAAAACCCGAAGACGTAGACACGAATGCATCTGACCATGCATACGATGCTTTACGCTATCTCATTATGAGTAGACCACGAATATCAAACCCACTTGAACGAATTAGAGAACTAAAACAAGAATCAATTTACAAACCTGTAGATACTGATTTTGGATATTAATAAATATGGCAGAAGAAGAAAATAAGACTAATACATTTTTAGATAATGCAGACAACATCTTTGAAGATATTGAAGGAGAGCAAGGAAAAAAATTAGTATTAGAAGAAGACCAAAAACTAAATCTAGTAGGTATAATACAAGCTCGTTTTGCAAATGCAGAAACAGCAAGAATACCAAACGAGTATCGTTGGTTAACTGCGTATAGAAATTATAGAGGTCTTTATGACAAAGGCCTTAAATTTAGAGAATCTGAAAAATCTAAGATCTTTGTAAAGATTACTAAAACAAAAGTTATAGCTGCTTTTGGTCAACTTGTTGATGTTATCTTTGGTACAGGTGTCTTTCCTATTGGTGTCAGAGAAACAAAAGTACCAGAGGGAGTTTCTGAATTTTTACATTTAGATTTACAGAACCCTACACCAGGAATTGAAACAACTCCTCCTGAGTTAGAAGAAGAAGAAGAAGAGACAGCTCCAGAAGAAAACCCTTTTGATGTTGGTTATGCAGGAGATGGGAAAGTTTTAAAACCAGGAGCAACTTTTACTTCTGAAAAATTTATAGAAGAACTAGCTAAAGATAGACTAGCAATAGGACCTTCAGCAATACCTGAAATTCCAGAAGTAAAGCCAGCACAAGAATCAGCAAGACGTATGGAAGCCTTGATTCATGATCAAATAGAAGAGTCGAATGGTTCGTCTGAAATAAGAAATGCTCTTTTTGAATCTTCTTTATTAGGCACAGGGATAGTCAAAGGACCCTTTAATTTTAATAAAACTTTAAATCGTTGGGATGAAGAAGAAGGTGGAGAAAGAACATATTCTCCTGTAGATGTTAGAGTTCCTAGAATAGAATTTGTAAGTCTTTGGGATTTCTTTCCAGATCCTGCAGCAACAGACATAGAAGAATGTGAATATATTTTTCATAGGCATAAACTAAATAAAAGCCAACTTAGAGCATTACGTAAGATGCCTTACTTTGACAGTGATGCAATTCGTGAATGCTTAATGATGGGTGCAAACTACGAAAGTAAATATTACGATTCTCAGTTAAAAGAAGATAACAACAATATGGAATCTTCTACTGATAAGTTTGAAGTTTTAGAATATTGGGGAATTATGGATGCTGAGTATTTAAGAGAAGCTGAAGTAGATGTTCCTGATGCAGTTGATGATCTAGACGAAGTTCAAGTTAATGCTTGGATATGTAATGGAAAACTTCTTCGTATTGTTATAAATCCTTTTACTCCACACAGAATACCTTATCATTCTTTCCCTTATGAACGCAACCCATATAGCTTTTTTGGTATAGGAGTTGCTGAGAATATGGATGATTCTCAAAAAGTTATGAATGGTCATGCAAGAATGGCAATTGATAATCTAGCTTTAGCAGGTTCTCTTGTCTTTGATGTAGACGAATCTGCACTTGTTGGTGGTCAATCAATGGAAATATATCCAGGAAAAATATTCCGAAGACAAGCTGGAATGCCTGGTCAAGCAGTACATGGATTAAAGTTTCCGAATACTGCACCTGAAAATATGATGATGTTTGATAGATTTAGACAACTTTCAGATGAACAAACAGGTATTCCTTCATACTCACATGGACAAACAGGTGTACAAAGTATGACTAGAACAGCATCAGGTATGTCAATGTTGCTAGGTGCAGCAAGCCTGAATATAAAAACTGTTGTAAAGAATTTAGATGATTTCTTACTTAGACCTTTAGGAGAAGCATACTTCCAATGGAACATGCAATT